CAGTTATTGCAGACCCATTTTTGTTGTTTTTTGGAACAATTAATGAATATAAAATAAATGATTCTACAAGTTCAGCAAATATAATTTTGACAATAACTTCTCATTGGGGGAATTTTAGCAAAACAAGTGGAAGAACAACAACAGATAATTCAGAAAAAAGATTTTTTAGTGATGACAAAGGTATGGAATTTTCAGCATTAACAGTTCAAGATATAAAATGGGGTAGACCATGACAAGCATACATTTTTATCAAGCAACAAAAGAGGATAAAAAAGATATTTATGATTTATTGGTTGAATACAAAAATACAGATTTAGCAGATGCAAAATATCCTAATATTGATGAATATAAATTAAATTTTTTTATAAGTTCAATTATTGTAAAAGGAAAAATTTTATTATTAAAAGATTTAGAGGAAAATGAATTGATTGGAACTTGTATGTTTACAAAGGGGGAATATTTTTTTGCAACAAGTAAAATTATTCAAATACACATGATATATATAAAACAAAAATATAGAAATTTTAAATTAGTAAAAAAATTAATTGATACTGTAAAAAAAGAAGCAAAAGAAATACCCATAGTTTTGTCAATTACAAGTGGTTTAGGTATTGATAAAGTTTTTCATAAATTAGGTTTTGAAAACATGGGTGGAAATTGGAGATTACTTTAAATGGGTGGTTGGAATCCTTTAGAGCAAATAGAAGATTATGTTACTGATGCAGTTGATTTTGTAGGTGATATATTAGACGATACACTTGGTTGGCTAAATCCAATTCCTGAAATTCCAGATTTTGGGGAAATGCAAATTGATCAAAATGCAAAGGGGGTTTTGTTAAACAAATTTAGCTCTAATTCTTTTATACCAGTTGTTTATGGAACAAGACGAGTTGGGGGTAATGTTGTTTTTTTAGAAACAAGTGGAACAGATAATGAATTTTTATATATGGCGATTGTTTTAAGTGAGGGTGAAATAAATGGAATTACATCAATATTTGTAAATGACAAAGAATTAACTTTAAGTGGTTCAATAGCAGATAACACACAAAGAACAATTTCAAGCACTGATGCAAATTTTTTTGATGCCGAAAATACAGCAAGTTTAATAACAGTTGAACCTCATTTTGGAACAGATGCCCAAAGTGCATCAAGTTTATTGCAAGAATTAGATTCATGGACATCTTCACATAAATTATCAGGTTTAGCTTATTTAGCTTTAAAATTTACTTGGAATCCAAACAAATTTGGTTCATTACCAACAGTACAAGCAGTTGTTCAAGGTAGAAAAGTATATAATCCTAATTTAGATTCAACAGTAACTGGAGGAAGTGGAAGCCATAGAAAAGACGATAATACAACATGGGCTTATTCAGCAAATCCAATATTACAATTATTAGATTATTTAAGAAATGACAGATTTGGTATGGGGATAACAAATAGTTATTTTGATACGAATTTTGCAGATTGGCAAACTGCAACAGATGTATGCGATACCCAAGTAACTCCTTTTACTGGTGCAAGCCAAATTGATTTAATGAATAGCCATGTTGTTGTAGATACATCAAGAAAAGCAATAGACAATGTAAAAAGTTTTATTAGTGGTGCAAGAGCATATTTAAATTTTAGTGCAGGGCAATATAAAATATTGGTGGAAACAACTGGCTCAGCATCAATAACATTAACAGAAGATAATATTTTAAATGGCATTACAATTTCAAGCAGAAATAAAAATTCAAGATTTAATAGGGTTATTGTGAATTTTGTGAATCCTGATAAAAATTTTCAATCCGATTCAGCACAATTTCCACCAGTTGATGAAACAAATATAACTTCAACAGATCGTCATGCTAGTTTAAAAACTGATGATGGCGAACTATTATTAGAGGGCAGATTTGATTTTCCAATGTTTGCAAGCCCCTATCAAGCACAAGAAATGGCAGAAATAATTTTAAGGAGGTCAAGGTCAAGTTTAGAAGTTGCTTTAACTGCTGATGCAACAGCATTAGATTTATCAGTTGGAGATATAGTTAATATAACTCATGCAACACCAAGTTTTTCAGCAAAGCCTTTTAGAGTTCAAGCATTACAATTAAATGCAGATCATACAATTCAACTTCAATGTTCAGAGCATCAAGATTCCTATTATACATTTGGAACACAAAGAGAAGTTTCTGAAATACCAGATACAACTTTACCAAACCCTTTTTCAGTTCAAGCCCCAGTTTTAACAGTTACAGATGAATTAAGAAGTTTAAATGAAGAAGCAATCAATGTATTAATTGCAGAAGTTTCAGCAACAGATAAATTTGTTATTGAATTTGAGGTGCAAGCGAAAAAAACAACAGAATCAAATTATGTAAATTTGGGAAAAGGGCAAGGGGCAAAATTTGAATTACCAAATGTTGAAGATAATGCGATATATGATGTAAGGGCGAGATCGGTTACATCTGTTAGCCGTTCAGATTTTGTTACAACACAGCATCAAGTTGTTGGTAAAACTGAACCACCTGCTGATGTAACAAATTTTCAAATAAATATTGTTGGAACAGAAGCACATTTAACATGGCAACCAGTAAGTGATTTAGATTTATCCCATTATGTAATTAGACATAGCCCTTTAACAAGTGGGGCAATTTTCAGTAATGCAATAAATTTAGTTGATAAAGTTTCAAGACCTGCGAATACGGCTACTGTTCCTGCATTAACTGGAACATATTTTGTAAGGGCAGTTGATAAATTAGGGTTAGCTTCTTTAAATGCAACAAGTAATATTACATTAATTGATAGCATTAAAAACTTAAATCAAGTTGCAACCTCAACCCAGCATACTGGATTTGCAGGAACAAAAACAAATGTGGTAGATATTGGAAGTGCATTAGTTTTAGATACAACCAACGATTTTGAAGATGTATCAGGAAATTTTGATGATGCTTTAGGTTCTTTTGATGGTGGGGGTGGTGCAGTACAAACAACTGGAACTTATGAATTTAATACACATATTGATGTTGGGGGAGTTTTTACAAATAGAATTACTGCAACTGTTTTATCGGAAAGATTGGATTATATAAATTTATTTGATGATGCAACTGGAAATTTTGATGATAGAAGTGGAGTTTTTGATGGTGATGTAAATACTTATGGAGATACAAATGTTGAATTACAAATTGCAAGAACAACTGATGACCCTGCAAGTGCATCACCAACATATACAGCATTTCAAAGATTTAATGTTGGGGATTATGTTGGTAGAGGATTTAAATTCAAAGCAATTTTAACAAGTACAAATGTTCAATCTTCACCAAAAATTACTCAATTATCAGTTCAAGTTGATATGCCTGATAGGGTGTTTTCAGAAACAGATGTTTCAAGTGGTACAGATACCAATGGAAAAGTAATAACATATTCACCTGCATTTAAAGCAATTCAAGGCATAGGAATTTCAGCAAGTAATTTGGCTAGTGGTGATTATTATGTTATAACAAATAAAAGTGCAACGGGATTTACAATAGAATTTTTTAACAGTTCTAATTCTACCATAGACAGAACTTTCGATTATGTGGTAAGAGGTTTTGGAGAACTGTCAACATAAGGAGCAAATATAAATGTCGCAAAATGATTTAGTAATTGCCAATCAAGGTTTTCCTGCTTTTAGGTCAGATTTAAATTCAGCCTTACAAGCATTAGCAACAAATAACAGTGGAACTTCAGCACCATCAACAACTTATGCGAATATGTGGTGGTACGATTCAGCAAATAATCTTTTATATATTAGAAATGAAGATAATGATGCTTGGATAAAATTTGCAGAATTAGACCAAACCAATGATAAATTTGTTTTGAGTGGAACATTACAATTAGATGATGGTACAGTTTCAGCCCCAGCCTTAACATTTAATTCAGATACAAATTTGGGTATTTATAGAGGGGGAACAGATATACTAAAATTTGCAACAGCAGGAACAGATGCAGTTACTATAGATGCAAGCCAAAATGCTATATTTGCAAATGATGTTCAATTAAAAAGTGATGCTTCTGTTTTGTCTTTTGGAAGTGATTTAGATGTTACAGTAACCCATGATGCAGACGATGGTTTAGTTTTTAAATCAACTGCAACTGGAGATGATAACCCATTTTTGCTAACATTACAAACTGGGGAAACAGATCTGGCTGCTGATGATGTGATTGGGAAGATACAATTTCAAGCTCCTGATGAGGGTACTGGCACAGATGCAATATTAGTTTCTGGTGCAATACAAGCCGTTGCAGAGGGCGACCATTCTTCAAGTAGTAATTCAACAAGATTAGAATTTATGACTGGTGCTAGTGAAGCAGCCACAACAAAAGCATCATTAACATCTGGAGGGCGATTAGGTGTAGGAACAACATCACCAGATGGTGGTATTCATGTCAAAGGTAATGGTGAACATGGTATTATAAACATACAGCCTGGGGGAACAAGTGGTAGTAGCAACAATAACTATCTTCGATTTTTACAAAGTAATACAGACACAAATCCTGGCATTGAGTTAGAAGCTGGAGCTAGTGCATCAACGTCTATGGAATTAGCTGTAAAATGTAGAAATTCTGGTTCTCTAAACACACATTCAACATTTAAAGCAAGTGGCCAACTTTTTATAGGTACAACAAGCGATCTTGGTGGACATACAATACAACAGAAAAGAACAGATGCTGGTGGTTGTTTGTATTTAGAATGTAATGCTTCAAGTGGTTCTCAGTCATTTTTAGATATTGTTAATGCAGCCAATACTGGAACAAGTCAAGGTGTAAGATTTCATACAAACGGATTCGGAAATATACGAGGAACAATTAGTTGGGATAATTCTTCAACATCATATAATACATCTTCAGATTATAGATTAAAAGAAAATGTGGTAACAGATTGGAATGCAACAACAAGATTAAAACAACTTAAGCCATGTAGGTTTAATTTTATATCAGATGCAGATAAAACTGTTGATGGTTTTTTAGCACATGAAGTTTCATCTATAGTGCCAGAGGCAATAGTAGGTGAAAAAGATGCTGTAACAGATGAAGTTCTTTATGTTAATGGAGATGAAATCCCAGAGGACAAAAAAGTTGGTGATGTAAAAGAAGCATCAAAAATTATTCCACAGCAAATTGACCAAAGCAAACTTGTTCCATTATTAGTAAAAACAATTCAAGAATTAGAAGCTAGAATAACAACCCTTGAAAGTGGTTAAAACTTAATTTTGATTGCAAAAACCTATGAAAAAACCCTTTTTAAGAGCCGTCAGATAAGCAACTTGCATGGGTTAGGTATATTCCAACCTTGTTTTTTAACAGTTAAACAAAGGGCATCTTTAAGAAGCCAAAGAACAAAAGTAATAATAAGCAGGTTATGGAAACCCAAAAAATTAAAAATAAAATATGATAATCTTTTAGATGGTAGGGTTTCACAGTAATGGTAGTTGCAGAAGTATTAACTGGAATTGCTTTGGTAAAACAAGCAACCGATTTTATAAAATCAAATATTGAAACTGCTAATGATATTGGCGATATTGCAAAAAGTATTGATGATTTAATAAAAGGGGAGCAACAAGCTCAAAAAGATAGATTTAAAAAAGGTGGTGGATTTTCTAATTTTGATACAGAATCTGTTGCTCAAGAAATTATCGACGCAAAACTAGCTCAAGAACAGCTCCGAGAGGTGGCTGTAATGATAGACTTTCGCTTTGGAAGTGGGACATGGGCTTCTATTTTAGCAGAAAGAAAAAAAAGAATAGACCAAGCAAAAAAAGAGGAAACACAAAGAAAACTTGAGGCAAGCAGAAAACAAGAGGAAATATTTGATTTAATAAAAATGGCTGGAATTATAAGTTTTGTTGTTGGAGTTGGAATTATATTTTTAATTGTAATGATTAAATTTTTTATGAAAGAAAAAACACCCCAACCTTTTCAATTATCAAATAATTCTATTTGTGATTTACAATATCAAAAAATTTATCAAGACAAAATTGGTTGTGTATATATGAATAATTATGCTAATTTAGAAATTGAATATTATAAATTTGATGGATTGGACATAAGGCTTGGTTGTCCTAGAGATTATGAATGTAAAGACAACCCAAATAAAAAAGGATTATTTTATTGAGTGAAAAAAAACCCATAGAAAAACCAGTTCAAGTTAAAGTTGGCGAAAATAGTTTTGAGTTAATTTTAAGAATATTGGGAAATGAATTTGTAGCAGTAAAAATAGGTTCAACAAATTTTAGTGGAAAACTAATAGCAGGTGGAATTTTATTGTTGTTTTTTACATTTATGATTTTGGAAGTATTTGGATTAAATGAGGTTTTTAAATGACTCAAAAAAAACTGCAAAAAAATTCTAAATTAAATAAATTGGATACCAATAATGACAATATTATTAGTGATGAAGAATTTGAAATGCGAGAAAAATTAATTTTATTGGAAAATAGAGATAAAAAAGAAGATCAACAAAGATATTTAGTATGGTTTAGTGCATTATCAGTTACTGGGTTTATTGTGGTATTAATGACCCCTTTATTGCCTATGGAAAGAATAGATCATTTATCAGGTATTGCAGAAATTTGGGTTTTATCAAACATGGGTATTATAGGTTCTTTTATTGGTTTTAATCAAATGGCAAAAAAAAATGGTAACTAAATGAATATTGAACAATTAAAAGAAGATATCATAAAGGAGGAGGGTGGATTTATATTAGAACCTTACCAAGACCATTTGGGTTATTGGACAATATCAGTTGGACATTTAATAAGGGAAAATGAAAAAGAAGAATTAATGCAACCAATATCAAAAGAAAGAGCAGAAGAATTAT